ATATTGTAGCACATATCGTGGAGTTACTGCTCTATTGAGTTTGTTGCTCCAATAAGGATCAATTCTTTCTCTCCACATTCTGCTCTCTTGTGTGGCTCCTTCTAATAATTCTCTATCCCAACCGAATATTGCACTCACAGCATCTTTTAATGATTTTGCAAAACTGTCTCTTTGAAACTTGTGCTCTTTAACCAAAAATTCTGCCACGGTGTCTTTGCCGGACCCAATTAATCCTACTAATCCTATCAGCATGTAATTATATTATAGGTTTTTTAATCTTTTTGCAATCTCTTGCTTGACTTTTTTAACGGTATTTAATATCTGTTCTCGCATTGCAGATTTATCAGCTACTCTGCTCATATTTTCCAATGCTGTAACTAGATCTTCTAGTTCTTCCAGTGTTAGATCGCAAATTTTCTTGATGCCTGTGTTAGCCATAATCGGACATATTTAATCTGAAGTGTTAAAGAATTAAAAGATAATAAAAAGAATTAACCGATAATAAAACTAGTTGCGTTTCCGCCTTCCATGTTAAGAAGAATTTCTTGATCTAATTTTTCTATCATGGCCATGCCTTCTTGTTTTAATGTTTCACCATTTAGGGTGGTTCCACCTTGCGGTCCATTAATTGTTCCAAATTTACTTCTTGCTTCTCCTAGCATCACTTTACAAACTGCAAGAGTATAATCTCTAACCCACGGCTTGGTATAGATATCATTTAATAAAACAATGTCTGGTCTATAATTATTTGTGTGTAATAAAACTCGTTCGGTATCACTTCTAGGACGTTGTGTTATAGTTAAGGTATGAGTGGCATTATCGTAATGAAATTGCATAAACGACCCAAACATTTTTCCTACTAATTCTTGATAAGATGCAAAAGCGTAATAAGTGGCCAATCCACCCGCGGCGCCGGCTCTCAACAGATAGGTATTAGTATAGGCTAAATTGAAAGGTTCAAATAATGTTCCTCCTTGACCGTCACCACGAGAACCCACTGTGGCTCGACCTATCTCTCTAACATTGATAATTTCGTCTGGTAAGATATATTTGTTTTGATTTTCTTTAAGATCTAAAAATGCATAACTTTCTTCCACAGAATTATTAGATCTCTGTCTAAATCTGTTTAGGGCTCGTTCCAGTGCAATTTGATAGTGTTTTGGGTCTAATTCCACCTCAATCATACCATCGCCTAGCATGATCTTTACGTAATCAAATACTTGTTGCTGTGCTGTTTGTAATTCTGACATACGTATATTTATTGTTAAAACTTTTTCCATAAATATGGCTATATGCCAAGATTGTCGATATACAAGCCAGAAAAAGGCAACGATTACAAGTTTTTTGATCGCACCATGAATGAGATGTTTCAGGTGGGCGGAACTGACGTTTTCCTGCACAAATACATAGGAATATACGATCAGGGCGAAGAAGGCACCAAAGACGGTGATGCCAGTGCCTCGCAGCCACACTACAGCGGTAGTAATTTAAATGATAGAACCATACAAGATCTACTATTTTTAGAGAATAGAGACAGAAAATATGATAAAGATGTGTATGTTATCAGGGGGATCTACAACGTACAAGACACGGATTTTAATCTCAGCCAATTTGGTATGTTCCTACAAAACGACACGTTGTTTCTAACAGTGCATCTTAATGATATTGTGGAAAGATTGGGAAGAAAACCCATGAGTGGAGATGTGGTAGAATTCCCCCATTTAAAAGATGAGTACAGTTTAGATGCTAGTATACCTATTGCTCTAAAAAGATTTTATGTCGTTGAAGATGTGAATAGATCTGCAGAAGGATTCTCTCCCACATATTGGCCACACTTGTTAAGATTAAAATTAAAAACTCTAGTAGACAGTCAAGAATTCCGCGATATATTGGGAGATGCTGCCACAACGGGTTCTCTCGCAAGTTATATGAGTACCTATAACAAAGAAAAAGAAATTAATGATGCTATTGTTAATCAAGCCGAAGCAGATGCTCCTAAATCAGGATTCAATTACAAACAATTTTATGTCACACCTATTGATGAACGAGGCAATGTTAGAGTGGATGGCATAAATGACCAAGGACAAACTATATCCAGTGACAAGACCATCAATGCAGTGATAGACTCCCCTGCCAGCAGCCACTACGGATTCTACTACAACGGTGATGGCATACCACCCAATGGTTATGTGGCAGGAGCAGGAACCAGTTTCCCCACATCAAATGTTAACAAAGGTGATTATTTTTTGAGATTAGATTTTTTACCCAATAGATTATTTCGTTTTGATGGAGTGAGATGGATCAAAGTGGAAGACAGTGTGAGATTAACTTCTACGAACACCGGATTAAACAATACTACCAATAGAGGAGAATGGTCTAATCAAACAGCATATGTCGTTAATGATTCTGTAACGTTTGGAAGTTTACAATACGTTGCAATAAAAGTAAGTACAGATAAACAGCCAAACGTTAACACTACCCACTGGGGACAAGTTAAAACAACTTATAAAAGTGGTTTTGTCAACAACAACAGCACTACCACACTTAATGGATTAACCGTAGAGCAGAGACAGACATTAAGTAATGCTCTCAAACCCAAGGCGGATAATTAATGCTTCACTATTATGACGGTCAGATTAGAAAATTTTTAACTCAGTTCATTCGAGTAATGAGTAATTTTTCTATTGAAATGGGCAAAGGCAAAGATGGTGTGGTACAACTGAGACAGGTGCCAGTGACCTATGGAGACATGACTCGCCAAGTGGCCAATATTATTAGAAATAACAGTGAAAACGCTCTGCAAGCAGCACCAAAGATTGCTGCATATATCACAGCATTAGAATATGATAGAGAAAGAATGCAAAATCCGTACCATATAGAAAAACAACATCTCAAAGAAAGAAATTATAATGATGCGACTGGAGAATATGATAATACTCTAGGTTCTGGATATACTATAGAAAAAGTAATGCCAAGCCCATTTAGATTAACAGTCAAAGCAGACATTTATAGCACCAACACTGATATGAAATTACAGATATTAGAACAGATCCTATATCTTTTCAATCCAGACTTTGAAATTCAAAAAAGTAACAACTATATCGATTGGACCAGTTTAAGTTATATTGAATTGCGTGATATTGTTTTCAGTTCTAGATCCATTCCTGTGGGCGCTGAAGTAGATATTGATGTGGCATCCATGACTTTTAGTATGCCTATATGGTTATCTCCCCCTGTAAAAGTTTCTAAATTGGGAGTGATACAAAAAATTATTATGAGTGTATATGATGATGACGGTGGCATTACTAAGGGATTAATAGATGGTACTTTGATATCAAAATCTTATATAACTCCCAACAATTATGCTGTGTTATTAACGGGAAATCAATTTAGGATATTGGGCAGCACAGGTATTAATGTAAGTTCGGGCGGTGATGGATTCTACACAGGCGCTCGGGCAGAAACAACACTGGATCCTTTTGAAACATTTGGTCCTCCGATTAATTGGAATATATTATTAAATCAATATGGAAAAATTACTAATGGATTGAGTCAAATCAAATTAACACAAGAGAACGGCAATGAAGTTGTGGGCACTATATCAACATCGCCTCTAGATGAAACAATTTTATTATTCAATATTGACGGTGACACAATACCCGCCAACACAATACAATCAGTTAATAAAATTATAAATCCTTTGACATTTGATGCCAGTGCTGCTCCAGCAAATGGCACAAGATATCTTATCACAGAAGATATTGGCGACAGCACACAATATTGGCCAGGAGATTTAGCTGCTCAAGCCAACGACATTGTGCAATACAACAGTGCCACCAGCTCATGGAGCGTGGTGTGGTCAGCAGCTGATTTTGACAGCACCGTAGAATATGTTACCAATCTTAACACGGGCATCCAATACAAATACAACGGCACGAACTGGGTCAAGAGCTATGAAGGTATCTATATTGCAGGCAAGTGGACTCTTGTGCTATAATTAA